TCGTCATTAATAAAAGTGGCACTCCAGTTATCAAACGTGCGGTCTCCCGCAATTTTAACTGTGCGTCCACGGAAAGGAACTTCAATCACACCTACATTAGATGCTGGTAAAGCAGCAGACTTGCACATAAATGATGCAAGTTCTTGCTTTGCTGAATCATCTCCAGGGAATTGAATATCTACCCTGAACATGTTGGGTCTTACACCCTGTTTTACTTTGCTTAAAAACCCTGAGACTGAATTAGTTACTGCCATTTTTCTAGTTACTCCTTACTGTTGTATTTAATGATAATCAGCGTCCAACTACTTCGCTGAAGGAAACTCCAGTTCTGGTTGCAGTAAACGTTACTGAAACGTAGTTGATGGAGCGAGCGGGTTTGATGAAGATTTCTGCAACAAATTCGTTGCGGTCAATAACATCGGGGGTGTTGTTGGTTTCATCACAAACAACTAGGAAATCAGTGATTCCCTGAGCAGCAACGATGTTATCTAGATAACCACCGATTGCACCAGCAAATGAGGTGCGAGTAGTTGTATCGTTGATTTCAAAAAGAACACTCTTAGAAAGTTGTTCAACTCTTTTCTCAACGTTAAGGAAGAGACGGCGAACATTAATTCTATCAAATGCTGATGGCGCAGCAAGAGCAGTTTTATCACCAAACAATACAGCACCGCTACCTGGGAAGGTTACGACTGGATTAATTCTGTTCTGATAAAGTTCGTCTCTATCTGCTTTGTTTGGATTGAATGCCAGTTTAATTACGTTGCGAAGACCGCCACGGTTCATGCCAGCAGGAGAAATCCAATCAGCAACTGTTTCTGAAGTATTAACACAAAGACCAGCAATGTCTCCATTGCAAGGAACATAGCGATACTTATCATTAAAACGATCATACATGTACTTGTAACCGCTATCAAGAACAGCGTATGAAGTAGATGTAATTGTATTGAAGAAATTAACTGTGTTAGTTCTTTGATCTGAAGATGACAACGCAGTTCCACCACTACCAATTTGATTTCCTTTATGAGGAGAAACAAATGCGATGCAATCTTTACGGAGGGCAGCAACTGCTACACATTTCTGTGCTTTAGCAAGTGTATCATTTTCAGTTCCCATGGATCCACCCATAAGAATGAAGTTAGTTTCAGTTGCTTCTGTATCTGCAAACAGATCCATAGCAGCATTTACTTCTCCAGGAGTATATGAGTAATCATCAACTCCTCCGGATAATGTAGATTCATTTAATGCTGCAAGAAGAAACTTATCGCCGGTTGTCATTGCGGTTGATGCTTGTCCGAATGCTTCTCCACCGCCTGCCGTTGTTGGTTCTACAAGACCGGTTAGTGCTCCACTTGTGTAGATAAATTCCGATTGTAAATTAACGATATCTTTGAAATACAAAGAAGAACCTTCTGCACTCTTGGCATCAGTCATCTTGGAAAGATATGTAATTCTTTCTAGTACAGTTGATGCAGCACCGGAAACATCACCAGTGGTGTCAATAACTGCAATATGAATTTCGTCATATGAAATTCCTCTAGAAGATGCATATACAGAAGTACCAGGACGAGGACCAATTGCACCAAGAGTTAATTCAGTTCCTGCAATTTTAGTATTGGTATACCAATCTTTAACTGAAGAAATTGCAATGTTATCATTTGATACTGTACCAATAGTAACAGAAAGATCTGCACTTGCACCAGTTCCAAGATCTGCTGCTGGTACTGTAACAACATCGCCTTGTGTATATCCAGTACCACCTGCTTGAACTGTAACTGAAGTAACAGCTCCGTTGACATCAATGATAGCTTGTACTTGTAACCCAGATCCTGTACCACCAGATGGTGAAGATGTGTGGGAACCATTCTGAGAACCAACGCCAGTATATGCAGCAAATGTAACTGCTGATACAATACCATCTCCGGGTTCATCAAATACATCAGATGATGTAATAAGTGAACCGGGGTTCTCTAGGATAACTGCTAATTCATTCGTTGCACTATCAAAAGAATAAATTCTGCCTGCTTTACCACCTACAGTTGTAAATGCAGTGTTTGCTGTTGTAGTTGCAGGAGCAGATGCTAGTGTTAGAATCTGATCTGCACCACGGTCAACTGCAACAACCTTAAGTGAGTTACCCCACGATCCTGCTGTTCTTGCTACGAATGCTTCTGCACCACCAACACCAGATTGATAATCTGATTCGTTTCTTACTAAAACTGCTGTGCCATCTGATGTTGCATTAAGAACACTGGTTTCTGCACGAACTACCGCTAATCTACCACCGTATCCTAGAAACTCAGACGCAACGAGCCAGTCTTCTGCATTTGATTCCGAAGGAGTACCAAAGGTTGCTACCAAATCTTTCAATGAAGAGATGGGAGTAACTTCTCCGATGGGTCCTTTTTGGAATGATGATGCTAAAGCTGCTGTTAGAGTTGAGCTGCCTACAATGGTAACATTAGTAAGGTCGCGTTCTCTTAAAATAACACCAGGCGAGACTTGACTTGCCATCTTTTATCTCCTTAGAAATTCCGATTTTACCTGAAATTATTTATCTAAACCAGGTTCTTCAGAGGGGAAACCATGCATGAACTTATTACCAGTCTGGATACTCCCACCTGTTACTATCTATTTTTCTTGTTTTTAATACTCTAATCTTAGTGCAGTCTTTACATTCGTATGAATATGCTGACGGGGTAGTTCTATTTTTTCTAGTTTTATAGAAATCATTAATCAATTCTTTAGTTACACCACACGACCTACATTTCCTTTCTGTAAATATCAGATGGTCTAGGGAGAATTGATCTTCTATATTCATCAGTAGTTCCACATGTATCCAACTTCTTCCTGTGTCGTTCCATACTGCCAAACGGTTCCGTCTTCGTCCACGAAGGTATCATCACCCAAACCGTCATCAATAAACCCAAAAGGAGCCATGTCTTGGTCAATTTGATTTCTTTGTTCATCATAAATTCTTCTCCTAACATCTTGATCTGTCATTTCTTTGAAGTATTCTTGCATGACTAACCACGCAAACAAAACCATACACATAACAAGGTCATCATGATATCCCTCGTCTGCTTCCCACGCCTGTTTCTTCTGTACGAACGTAGTAAGTTCTTGGAAGATCTGGAAGTCATTAAACAATAACTTATCTTCTTCAATAATTGCTTTGAGATTAGAGCAACCGATCTTCTTCACGGTTACACTCATCTTAACACCTAGTTGAGTTTTGTTTCCTGAAAATCCTTGCCCCACGACTTGACCTGCTCTACCACGCATCGCACACATAAGTACGTTAGGATATTCAAGATCATAATTGAGAGTAGAAGCAATACCATCTCCAATATCATTTACTTCTACTAGAACATATGGATTATTATATTCTTTGCAAACTTGAAAAATTACTGAGGGAAACAGTATAGGTTTAATCTCATTATTTCTGTACTTCGCAACGATCTGATACGGCATCGTGGTGATATCAAACACGAGGAAAGCACTGTAGTCACCACCAATTCCTCTGGCAACATCAACAGTAATAATGTATTCGTGATCTTTTTCTGCTCTCGTATAAACATCAAGTCCTGCATTGCTTGCAATAGGATCGTGGAATGGTATAGTTTGTAATTTTGATGGACTGATTAAAGTATCAGCAGATCCAAGGAAGTCGCACTCAAACTCTTGCGCGAACTGTCTTGGAGATGTGTTCTTAATTGTCTCTTCTTTCCACTTAGCATCTCTGCCAGGTACTTGAGACCAGTGGACTTCGTTTGTAGTGTAATCATTTCTACCCCTACTAGCATCCTCCCACATCTTGTAGAAATGATTCATGCCGTTAGGCGTTGAGATAATAATTACTTTCGTTGATTTACCAGAAGTAATAGTAGGATAAACAGAGGCAAAGAATTGCTCCGCAACATGGTTTGGAACGAATGCGAATTCGTCAAGGAAGAGGATGTTAAACGACATGCCTCGGACAGCACTTGCAGATGTAGAAGCTGCCAATATCTTACTGCCATTCTCTAACTCTACGTTACCTTTATTCCATACAAGAATACCATGCTGCATCCACTTAGGCAAGTTCTCATATGCAAGTTGTAATCTTCCTAGAAGTTCCCTAGCGGTAGATGCCTTGTTCGCAAGAATACCAATATTGACACTATCAAAAAAGATTGCATAGTAAAGAAGATAAGCGACAACAGTAGTAGACTTCCCTGTTTGTCTTGGGAGTTTTGCGATGTTGAATCTGTTTTCATGAAAATCATTCAAAATTTTCTTTTGAAAATCATACATCTTGAAAGGTATCAAACCCTCATCAAGAGAAATGATTTTAATGTAATTCATTGCAAAATAAATAGGATCATTTTTACATCTGATCCATTCATCAATTTGTTTTTTTGTAAAACTGATTGGGGTCCCTGCCTTTTTTAGGTTAGGATTACCCAAATATACATCATTACTAGTTGCCAAAACAAAATACTAGTTCACCACTACTATTTATAGGTCTCCAAATTGATCGCGCATATCTTCTAGCATTCCTTTCTTTGCTGCGATAGCACCTTCAATATAACCAGCACGTCTTTCCCACGTCTGACCACCACCAATTCCTTTTGATGGGTTGATACATGTATCGTCACCTAGGTTATTGCAAACTAATCCAGCAAGATCTAGTTCACTACTATCATAAGATGCGGCTGTACCACTAAACATATGTTTGCCGTTAATCCAAATAGCACCACATTTAGGACATTCTTTTCTCTCTAGTTTGAGATCCGACAGTTCCTTATCGTTGGTCATCTTTTAATTCCTTTATAAGTTTGTTGTAATCAGGTAGATCCTTTATGAGTTGTTGTTCTAATTTACGCCTCATCATAAACATTCTAAATTTAACCCATTGATATCTAATTACTAGATCAATGTACGCGAATAGACGCACCGTTTCTTCCATACCTGCATACGTTACAAGTAGAATAAAACAAGTGATTAATACATAGAGTCCGAGCATTGTGTTACACTACGCTACAAAGTATTATAGGACTATGTAGGTAAAAATCGTGTAAAGAATACTAACAATTTGTGTATTGTCTACATTTCCGTAAAATTGTATTCTGCCATCATAGCAAACATTCTCTTCTTCATTATATCCAGAAGAACTTGTTCTTCAGCAGGACGTGCAGGGGATCCTGGCCACATCTTAATTGAATAATCATAGTGATCATACAGACATCGGACTTCATCTATTCCTAATGTCATGGTACAATGCCATTCATTTTCTTGAGGGTTCATTTGTTTACGTTACAGGTTAGTTCGCAATTTTCTCCTTCAAATTCTGAATTAGGGATAAAAGGTGAGGATCCACACACAGCACTTCTACACCATCGTGCCCCGTGCTCTTCTGATTTCTCTGAGTGCTTCAAGGTCCATGTTTTTTGTTCCTCCGTCATATGCATGAGCGTAACCCTCCTCAATCATTTGTTCGTTAAGCGACACGTCTCCGTCCCCAATGTAAAGCCAACCCAGAAGACGCCCGTATTTGCCAGTCCCACCAACAAGTTCAGTCCTAACAGACAACTCATCATCACCAGCCAACGTACCTTCCAGTTTTTCTTTGAGCCAGTTTGTTGCTTCAATTCCAAGTGCTTTCTCCTCTAGGTTTCTGGTTCTCTTCTCTGGCGTATCAACTCCTGCAACTCTAACTCTTTCTTTCTTGTATAGATCAAACCCAAGATCAATGGTGACATCAATAGTATCCCCGTCAAGAACACGATTGATCTCCGTCACTCGGAAGTTGTAGCAGCTCTTCCTGCTTGGGGGTGTCATGGATCCCATGGGATTCTCTCTTATCTATTCTTAGTATGTATATGATGCTATAAACTGCCATAACTACCACAATAAATGTCATAATAATCACCGACCATACTGGATCAGATGGATTATCTAAAGGACGTAGTAGTAAATTCATAATCTATTTCCACTCCCTGCAGAAGGAATTAATTGATATGCCATCTTATTTCTCAATTCATTAATACGATCTTTATCATACTGTTGAAAGTTTCCTCTCTTATCAACTTTCTTATAGTAGTGTAATGCGTTTAGGATGATTGTGTAATCCTCCATTGTTAATTCAAATTTCATTTTCTATATGGCAATGGCCAAGTAATATGTAAAGTGAAACATAACAGTGAAACAAATCCAAAAACAAATAGAGCACTCATTTTATTTCTTCCAAGTTATCCAAGGATCTTTATTGTGTAGACATGAATTTGGATGTGTCCAGTCTTCAAATTCCCAATGTCCTTTATCTAATGATATTAGTTGTAGTTTTAAATTTTTATTTTCTTTTTTGAGTGCGTAAATTTCTTCTTTCAATCTTGTAATTTGCCTGTCCATATATCCCTAAAATAAAAGTCAACTTTAGTGAGCCCTGTTAAGGGTGGAGTCTCACCTCCCTCAGCCCACTCCATACAAAACCTATGTATTTGATCACATGAATTGACATGACGAACACCATATATTCTTGCGAACGATGACATAGCAAAATTATATTTTGATTTAATATGTGGTTTCATATTGTTGAATTAATCTTTGGGTTTGTTTTCTATCAGACCCACAAGGAGCATTCCTTAGACACATAATAATTAATTCGTCATCACTGATAGAGGGTTTAATTGTAAACCCCCACTTATCAACTTCACCTTCTACAGGTGCTTCAACGTAATCAAATTCGTGTGGCATTACCTGGTGATAGCGATTGGAAAATTTTAGAACATACATTTACAGCATGGGTTGCTCCATATACTCCAGAGAAGATATATGAAATACCTAACTTACTACAATACTTTTGAAGTTCCTGACATTTTGAAATGTCACTAGTGCTGTAATCAATAACAATATCACCCTCCTCAAGTAATGGTAGCAACTCATCTAGAGTGTCTTCTGCCTTTTGCTCTGGACATGTCATCTGAAAAATACCAGGAATTTTTCCTGCACTAGTAAACTTATTCCCATCAGATTTAACTGCTCGGACAAGATACTCTATTGAAGTTACACATCCACTAAGGTGTCCTGCTTCATATTGTCCACAGGCAT